GCATAAGGCAAAAGGGTTTTGAACCACGGGAGATAGTTTTGTTTAGATATCATTTCAAACACCATCATTCTATCAAACAAAAAAAGTGGTCCATTAATGGCGTATGTACCACTAATGGACCACTTGATGTACCAGTTCGATATTTGTGTCGAACTCCAAAAAACAGAAAATCGGCAAGCGATTAGATTTATTATATAATATCACTTGCCGATTTTCAAATGGTGGAGGCGGCGGGAGTCGAACCCGCGTCCACCTTCTGTAACCCCTTTATTTACAAGGGCTTACAAAGTAGGTGATCAACATCCGATAAACACTTCCATTTTTCCAGGCTGCAAAAAACCCAAAAAAGAAGGATAGCAGTGACCTATATCAGAGAGATGACGATAGCCGAGGGCCTACGTGTCGGCTACACGGAAATTGATTGCTGATTAAAGCGCAGTAATTAACTTAATTATAAGTAGGTGGAGCTGGCCGGAAGGATAGTATTGTCCTTTGTAATGGAGCGTGTTACGAATAGTGTGATTCGTCACACGTAACACGTATCGTGATATTCGTAACACTAGTTAGGAAGTTGATTAACTATTTGTCATTATAATATATAACAGATAAAAATGGATCAAAACCGCCGAAAAAAAATTTAGGTCACCCCCCCCCTCTCAGAAAAAGGTGATAAGGTGAGGAAACGATTTTTAGGCCGTAATAACGATGGAATAACAAGGAGATATTAAGAAAGAAAAAAGGTGAGGATTTGGTGATTAGAGGTGAGAATCCTCACCTTTTTTATAACTTTTTTTAAAAATATAACTATCTAATATCATTACACATCACTTTTTACATCACCTTGAATCACCTAATCCTCACCTTTTTGGAAATGCTATTTATGGCTGTACATTCGGTTACTTATCCCTGTTATTTTCCTTCTCCTCACCTTATCACCTTTTTCTGAGAGGGGGGGGTACCTCAGTTTTTTTGCCTTTTCTCTTGTTGTTAGGTGTTAGGTGCAGATCGATGAAAACAGGCGTTGCTGTTCGATGCGCGGCAACATGCGTATTTTGGCAATGAGCTGGTCCGGCAGATCCAGGGCGGAGGGGCTGAGGGTGTGGGAGAAAGCAAGCTCCATGACGAACGTGTGCCCGCACAGCGGATTTGAACAAGTACAGTAAAGTTTTTTAACTGAATCAGATTCCTGAACACTCGACTGAATAACGGCCACTTTCTCACAACGATTACATCTGATTCGCATAATCAAAAACCCTTGGAACTCATATTAACTGATAATAGATTATACAATTTTTACTCAGTTTTTTCAAAGCTTATCGCATTGTTATTGCTTAATAAATCGTTAATTTGCAGCAAGTATTTTCTGAGCGGTGCTATCTCGTTTTTCTCGTAAATGACAGCCGATTTTGTCACGTCCCCGAAGCCTCCCCTTGCCTCTGCCGGGACGATACTTGCAAGTGCCGGTGGTATCCGGTGGGCGGCTATGATGTCGTCTCGCGAGATGTTTTTGATTTTCTCCAGATCATCCCTTGTTGAAAAATCTCCGACCGGAATAATCTGCACGTCTTTTTCCCGCCCATTTGGGATATGCAAAAACATATTCCTGAAATTGCCGAGCTTCTTGGTGGACTTGACGGCATCGCGTATAGAGTTTTTTTCCGGCTCTCCAAGAGAGGCGGCTGCAGAATAAAAGATGTAGCCGACATGCGCGCCGTTGAGGTAGTAGCGCCTGCGGAAAAGGGTTGCATCCTCATTGAGCAGCATTGATTGGATCGCTCCCAGGTATGACGGTATGCCGTAGATAGTTTGAGCTACGTCATAGTTTTTCATATGCAGCACTTCGCCGGGCTTGAACTCGGTCTTTGAGCCGTCATATTCAATCATGCAGTATTGGTCCTTCGTCTTCATTCTCCGCATATTGATTGCCGGAAGATGCCGGAGGTATACGACTTCCCCGATAAGGTTCTTCACCTTTTGAAAATAGGCGTTGCAGAAGGTGACAAAATCCGTGGTAAACGGCAAGATTTCGGAAAACGGCACAGCCGGAGAGAGGATGATGTCCTTTAGAATCATATTCGTTTTGAATTCAAGCAGCGGTCCGTGGTAGGCATTGGCACCACGCAGCCGGGCCAGACCCGAGAGCGAGACAGGCGGGGAATAATACGAGCCGTTATCCAACAGGAAAACCCCAAGATAATCGGTAATGCTGCCATTGATGACCGGCTCGGGATCCCCGAAGGAAAAGGCCATCGATTCCTCTTGTTTCGCTGCTATCTGCTTTTTTTTAGCCATTGGAATTTGTCCGTTAATATAAAATTTTACATACACTCGACAGTAGCCATTGATACCTGATCGTGACTGATCGGCTCGTTGGCCAGCGCATGCATGATTGACCAGGCCACGTCCGCATGGCCGGTTGTATTTGTCCTGTTTGCCGCGTAGGTGATCTGGCCGCCTGGCGTCATGATTTTGCGGATAGTCAAAAATGCATGGGCGATGGTGGTTTCCTGTGCATCCCATTCAATCCGTTTGGCTTCAATTACTTCCTGAGCTTTTAAAACCATGTGGCTTTTGGTGCTGACTGAATAATGGATAGGTGTTGCCTGCGGATAGAAATTTTTAACTGTGTCATAAACTCCTATTCCTGGGCCGGTAATATCGATTCCCATGTAGGAAAAATTAAATTGTTCGCAGAGCTTTTTAATTTCCGCAGCTTGCCATGTATAACTTTTATCGACCCACTTGAGCCGTTTAATAACCCTGAATTTTTCGCCTTTGATAAGTGGCGGTAAAACGACAACAAAAGAGGCGTCATCACGTACTCGGCTGGGATCGTATCCACCCCAGACAGGACGGTTACCGACAGGGCGGGTTGCATTATTATCAACGTCATGCCAGAGACTGGAATCAACGGCGCAGTCCTCCAGATCCACAAAACGGAATACGCCGAAAGTGTCATCGACAAACAGGCAACCAAATAAATTTTTGAATTCATCAGGGCTGTATTCCAGAATTAAACTATCCCGGTCAAAAAGATTACAGCCGCCCGCCTCGGCATCGTCCAGGGTAATTATTTTTCTGAAGGTATTGTCAGGGCAAAGAATACCGGATTGCATTTCTTTAAAGCCGGGAAACTCAACCCGTTTCTTTTTAAATCGCTGGTTGTATCTTTCCCCTGTCCATAAATCATATGCGTCATGAGTGACCGCCGATGGAGTTGAAAAAAGAGTCTTTCTCCACTTTTTATGAGTCGCCATGCCTGACGCGACTTTATAGAGTTCGTTGAATTTTTGTATCCAGAAAAATTCGTCGATATAAACGTCACCTGTATAGCTCTGTGCGGATTTCGAATTGTTTGATAAAAAATGGAGTTCTGCCGGACCACTGGCAGTATGCAGAACCATCGGATTTCCAGACAGATCAATATCAAAGTGCTGCCTGGCGATTGAAATAATATACCGGCGAAATACTTCGGCTTGCGCCCTGGTTGCCGAAAGGAAAATTTTATTCCGGCCGTGCAGGGCGGCGTCTTCAAAAGCCTCTTGTGCAAAATACCAGGTGGCTCCTATCTGCCTGGATTTTAATAACATTCGGGTTCGGTTAAACCGCGCTTCCCGTAGTTCTAACTGGTACTTGAAATATTGTTTGTGAAGCTTTGTTTTAAAGTCGGAGGCGGAAAGTTTAGAGACATCGTTTTTGCGTTTCTTCCGATTTGCTTTTCCCTTGTTGCCGCTTCTTCTTTCTTCATTGGCTGGCGTTGTATTTCCCTTATCGAGGATTCCCCCGGTATTAGGATTAACCGATTGAATTTTTATAATTGAATCGGTGAGAATTTTTATTTCTGCCAGATCAAGCCTTGTTTTGTCTTCTTTTCCGGCAATTAATGACAGCCTTCTAGTTATTGATTCGACAGCCGTTTCATGGATAAGGAGATCATCCCAGCTCTCTTTTATCCGCCAGTCGTAAATAGTGCGCAAAGGTGTATTGAGCAGTTCGGCAATTTCTTTTGCCTTGTGCCTTCTTAAATACAGTTGCTTTGCTGCCTGTTTTATTTCTTGGGGATAATTAATCAATATATTCCTCGCCTGACTTAGACTCCTTTCAATCCTAGAATATCAGCTTTTTTCAGGTGTTCTTTTTATTTCATTTCGATAACGCGAAAATCGAAATGGAATTCGTGTACAACGATGATTCCGCCCTTTACAATTTAATTTTAAAGAGAGCACAGATTTTAAAACTATCATTTCACAGGAGCTTTTTAAAATGCCTTCTTCTCTTGTTTCAGACTGGAAACGAATTGCCCAATCGGGGCCGACAATGGACGGCCGTGTTATTAAGCCGGAATGGCTGATTGATATGGCGGAGACTTATGACCCGAATGTGTACACAGCAATGATCTGGCTGGATCATATGCGCTATGCCTCATATGGATCTGTTAAAGCGCTGAAGGTTGAAAAAGATGGGGATGTGGTCCGGCTGTATGCCAAGATATCGCCGTCCCGTTCTCTGCTGCAGATGAATCAGGTGTGGGAGCAATATCTTTATTTCTCCATCGAACCGATAGAAAACTTTGCCAAGTCAGGAAAATGTTATTTAGGCGGGCTTGGAATGACCGATCAACCGGCAAGCCTCGGGACCGATGAAATGAGATTTTCGAAGATGCCGGGTAGGGAATACACCGCGCGGTATGCCGGCGAAAAGGTTCCCGACCTGCGGGAGGCCGACGACGAACAGGACATAGAACGATTCGGGCAGAAGCTTGCTCGATTCTTTTCAAAAAACAACAAGCCAAAAGAGGACACCGATCTCATGGATAAACAGCAATTTGAGGCACTGACTAATTCACTTACCAACCTTCAGACCGTTTTTACCGGCTTCGCCGAAAAACTTGAAAAATTCACCCCTGCAAAACCGGTTGAAGGTGAAGACAAACCCCCTGCAGCCCAACCCGACGAAGCTGACAAAACGCAGTTTGTCGCGTTACAGACCAGCCTGACTGCTCTTGACGAAAAATTTAACTCTCTCGTTGAGCGCATTGAAAAGATTGCTCCCGGTACCGAGTTTAAGGAAACCACTGCAGCCGCAGGCGAAGCCGAACTTCTCTAATAAAATTACAGGGCATAGGAGAACATCTACCCATGAAAGAAAGCACACGGAAACTGTACAACAACATGGCACTCCGCCTGGCTAAGGCCTACGGCGTCGAGAGTGTTATCATCCCGTTTTCGGCAACTCTTGAAGTTGAGCAACGGTTACAGGATAAAATTGTCGAGCAGGATAATTTTCTGCAAAAAATCAACGTCATCACTGTCGCCGAGATTGAGGGGCAAAATATTCTTGGCAGCGCCTCCGGTCCGTCATCCGGCAGAACGGATACATCCGTTGAAGGTCAGGAACGCTCCCCGAGAGACCTGCTGGGACTCGATACGTTTGCCTACAAACTGTATCAGACCAACTCAGACGTTTACATGAAATATTCCACCATGGACGCCTGGGCAAAGTTTAAGGACCTGGCAGAGCGTTACGCCCGGTATCTGCAGCAACGCATTGCAAACGATCGATGTCTGATCGGCTGGTATGGCGAATCCGCTGCAGCCGACACCGACCTTGTGGCCAATCCTTTAATGCAGGATGTCAATGAGGGCTGGATCAAATATATGAAGGTTAAAAAGGCCGCCAACATCCTCCTTACCGGCACGAAAATGGCCGGTGAAATCCGCATCGGTGCAGAGGGCGATTTTCTCAACCTTGATCATGCTGTCTCCGATCTTGTTGACGGTATCCCTCAATATCTCAGGCAGGATCTGGTAGCGCTCATCGGGAGCGAGTTGCTGGGCATGGAGAAAAGTGCTTTGTATCAAGCCATTGCCTTGAAGCCGACCGAGAAAAATCTTGCAACCGCTTCGCTTACGTCCTTCGGCGGTCTCCCCACCGCTACACCGAATAATTTTCCAGCTCGCGGCATCGTCATCACCAGCTATGACAACCTGTCGATTTATGTCCAGGAAGGATCGTGGAAACGGCACCTGAAAGACAAACCGGAGAAAGACCGGGTTGAGGACTACAACAGCCGGAATGAGGGCTATGTCGTAGAGACTCCTGATAAGTTCGTCGGCGTAGATTTTACCAAGGTCACCCTGCCTGACGGCGCGGGCGGCTGGGCGTAATTTGCTGATCCTGGAGGGGCAACTCTCCAGGATGTTTTTTGAAACCGAGACAGGGACATCGACATGGGTATTATGACCAGCTTCCAGAAACAGAAGAAAGCAGATCCGGGCTATGGCGAGACAGGCAGCGGGTACAAAATTGTTGCCACCATGCCGGGCTCAAGCATCGGCAAACAGCAGGCCGTCACGGCGTTTGAAAAAGAACTGGCGGCGGACCTGGAAAAGCTCTCGTTTATCAGGAGTATCAAGCAGAAAGAAACGGAAAAAGCAGAGCACCTGGTTCCTAAATATCTGCCTGTTGTTCAGACTTTGATTGCTGCCGGTTCGGCTCATCCGCTGCTTGGGCAGATCCTTGTCTGGATGTTTGATACCAAAGACATTCACCAGGCTATGGCCCTAGCTTTTTACTGCATCGCAAACAAGGTTCCGATGCCGGAACGGTTTAAACGCGACCTTCCTACATATCTGTGCGATGTGGTGCTTGATTGGGCTGATGGTGAGTTTGAAGCAGGCAGAAGCACTGAACCATATTTCGAGCAGATGTGTGAAGCGGCAAAAGGCTTTGATCTGCCCGACCAGGTCACCGCGAAAATGTACCGGCTGAAAGGCTTGATCGCCGAAAAAAAAGAGGACTACGCGCAGGCCGTGCTTGACCTGACGGACGCTGAGAAATACGGAGCCAAGGTTAAAACAGTCCTGGCCCGTGTCGCCAAAAAAATGGAGACCGAATCATTCGGTCAATGAGCTCCCACCCCGGTCGAACCGGCGTGGAGGGGTGTCATTCACTTGATACCCCTTCCACGCCGGGACCGGCTTTTGTGTAAGGTTGTGTAAGGTTAAAAGACTATGAGCTTCACAGGTTTTTCAGATGATCTTGACCCGGAAATAGTCGTTGTAAACGCCGACTTCTGGCCGGACATGAACCTTGTCCAGTTCCAATCTGGATACAGGTTGCCGGGAGAATACCGTCAGGAGGTCTTACAGACGCGTTTACAACTGGCGATGCTCTGGGCGAATGGACAGCTCAACAACTGGATGACCGAACAACAGGCGCTCGGTTTTACTGACCTCGATTCTGTTACCGGTTACTCGAGTAAAAATCTTGGAACGGAAAATTTCCTGAAAATCTTGTACGTCCGCGCGGTTTCCTGCCATGCGAAAGCGCTCTTGCTCGCGGATTATCAAACCATGATGCGTAAATCCGATGCTCAAAATGACGCCAAGGAGTCGGAAGATACGGCGGACAGGTGGCATGCAATGGCGACCGATGCAATCAACAGCATCCTGGGCAACCTGAAAATCCACGCGGAGGCGCTGTAATGGAAAAGCTGTCCCTGCTTGCCAAGCACATTGAATCCCTGCCCGGGATTACTCGCGACCAGATGGAAGCTTTTGCCGACCTGGGGAAGCTCATTCCCACCGGCCGGGATCTCGGGCACGGTCTTGAAATCGGCCGCTTTAAGTATGACGCGGTGATATCGATTGAACGGTGTCCGGCTGTGATTGCTTCTTTGCTGCTTTCTTCCTTGTTGGTCTGGCTTGATAAAAATGACCCTGACCGGGATCGATATCAACTGGCTGAACCTGACGTCGATGTCACTCTTGAGGATGAGCAAACGGTTTCCGTCCAGATCACCGTTGAGTTTGATGAGGGTCTGGAAATAGTTGAGGATCCGGACGGCCCGCTGCTTTATGACGGTAAGCGGTGGAAGGTTGCGAGTGTCGTGGTCGATGTCGCTGAAAATCTTGATAGCTTGGAGAAAGCTTAATGGCTCTCAGCCTCACTCTTGATACAGATCCCCGCTCTCGCCTCCGGCTGAATCATCAGCTCGAAGTTTTGTGCATGGGATCGACCAGGCGCAGGGTGTTCTTGCGCCGGATCGGGAAAGAGATTCGTTCGGATTTACGGAAAAACGTCAGTGGACAGAAGATAGTTACCGGCTCGAAGATGGAGCCACGGGCAACAAAGAAGAAAAAACGGATGTTCCGCGCGATGTCGAAAGGGATGGTCACGAAAATAAAAAACGATCACAGCGCCGACATAACCTGGAAAAACCTGGGACAGGCGAAGATAGCCTATAAGCATCACCACGGGGTCCCTGAAAACTTCACCGCGACAAAGGCAAAAAAACAATACGGCGTTCCGGACTATAAGAAACAGGCAACACCGGCCCAAGCCAGGGCCTTGAACAAAGAAGGGTTCCGCCTGCGGGTGGCACGGAAGAGAGGCAAAGGCAAAGCCGTATTGAAGAGGGTTCCGCAGAAGTGGATCCAGGACAATATGACCGTCGGCAAGGCGGGCTTAATCCTCCGCATGATGCGGACCAATAGCCCGCGCGGAAAACAAAGCTGGAAAATAAATGTACCTGCCCGCCCGATACTCGGGGTCTTACCGGCAGACGCGGACAAATACCTCACTGCAATGGCCACGAGCATTTTGCAGGATACTAAAAGAGCATAAGGAGAACCGACAATGCTTGGATCAGTACAAATCAATAAGCTCAACCTCATTCAAGGGGCGCTGCCCGATGTTGAGCGGCATTTTCTTTTTATCGGAGATTGCGCGACCAATGCCGGCAGCATCCTGACAATTGGCCCTGACACCGACCTTGACGCGGCCCTTGGGGCTGCTGATTCGGTTTTGAAAACTCAGGTGCTGGCAGCTCTGCAAAATGCCGGACAAAATTTTATAGCCTCCGTCATGCCGATTCAGGCTCCTACCACCTGGGCGGACGCTGTCGATTTTGCTATGGAATCCATCACCTGTGAGGCTGTTGTCCTTGTTGATCCGATTACCGTCAATACCGATCTCGAAGCGATGCAGACCAAAACCGACGAAGTTATGGCGCTGTATATGCGGCCTATCTTTTTCATGGCTGCAGCTCGGGCCATTCTGGTGACCGAGTCCTGGGACGAATACATCACGGCCATTGAGCCGTTAACTGAAAATGTGGCCGCCGATCAGGTTTGCATTGTGCCGTATCTCTGGGGGCATGATCTTGGAGCTCTGGTCGGGAGGTTGTGTGACCGGTCGGTAACCGTCGCGGATACACCTATGAGGGTTGCGACGGGTTCGCTCTCCGGGGAATGGGCTGAGCGTCCGACCGATAAAAACGACGCTGCCATAACCCTGGCTCAGCTCAAACAGCTTGATGCCAACCGCTTTTCAGTTCCACAGTGGTACCCGGATTATCCCGGCACATACTGGGGTGACTGCAACATGCTTGATGTCCCTGGCGGCGATTATCAGGTGGTGGAAAATCTGCGCGTCATCCAAAAAGCCATGCGGAAGATTTACCCGCTGGCCGTGGCTCGGATCGGTGACAGGCGGCTGAACTCCACCCCTGTTTCCATCGCTGAAAATAAGTTGTTTTTCATGCGTCCGCTCAGGGCAATGGCTAAGAGCGTGACAATTCTTGGTAAAACTTTTCCAGGGGAAATCTACCCGCCGACCGACGACTCAATTGAAATCGTTTGGATGGATAAAACGACTGTGCAGATTTATTTGACGATCCAACCGTACAACTGTCCGAAGAGCATCACAGTCAACCTGGCGCTTGATCTGTCGAGCGAGTGATAACGGTCAGGCAGGTTTCATATTTAAAACTCTCACGTAAGGATCTGAACAATGAAAAGAGTGAGTAATTCAAGTTTTGCTTTCACTTTGGGTGATTTCAAGCTTACCGCCGAAAAGGCGTCCATCTCGATTGAGGATGGCCGGAAAGTCGTCAAGGATGGCGGCGTTCCCAATGGCTACGTTGACGGAGAGGTCGGGGCGTCAGGAGAAATAGAGGTTGACGCTGCAGCGCTGTCAATCATCGCCGAAGAGGCAAAGAGCAAGGGGTCATGGCAGGAAATCGACCCGGTTGATCTGATGTTTTACGCCAAGGGAACCAAGGAGGAGGAGAAGGTCGAGGCCTTTGGTTGCCTGCTGAACCTGACCGATATCGCCGAGTATGACCCGACCAGCGATAAAAAGGCTACCACGAAAATTACGTTTGAGGTCACCAGTCCGGATTTTGTCCGCATTAACGGTGTGCCGTATCTGGCTAAAGATCGGACTGAGGGGCTGGTGTCGTAAATGGATTTACTGGACAGGGCTCAGGAGCTGGAAGAGGAGCATCTTGAAAGGTCTCTCGCCTTTCGGTTTGTTGTTCCTGTTGGCCCTGCCCGTGAAAATTGCATTGAGTGCGATGACCCTATTCCGGCCAAGCGATTGGCGGCAATACCTGGTTGTCAATTGTGCGTTGACTGCCAGGCCGAACTTGAGATTGAGCAAAGGAAGCAGCTATGAACCTCCTGATTTTCCGGAAAATTATTTTTATCAATGAACTTGGGGGCGTCAAGGATCGGCTGTACCGATTCAGCGACCCTGACGGCCCCTCTGGGCGGAGTGGTTATAGCTTCGGGTTGTGCCAATTTGATGTTGTTCATAGCCCTGAAGCGGTTATGTGCCTGCGGGAATGTGAATTCACGACTGACGAAATAGCCAGACTGAAATCTCAAATTACGCTTACGCAAGCACTGGACTTTAAACTGGCTGAGCACAGTAAAACCGTTGATAAATGGGACAACAGGCAGCTTGACCAGTGTTTAACTCATCCAAATAACCTCTGTGAGAGGTCCGGGATAATTGCTGACGATAAGACTATGTATCATATCGCAGATTATCATAATCAATTTTACATGAGTCGGGGCGGTAAGTTGCACAGGTTTTTAATTGACTTGCATCGGCCCGTGACTCCTGAAGATATCTTTCGTTTCAAGTTACATACGCGGTGGGGACTGCAGCGCCCGGATGACGTGCAAAGGCGTTACAACAACATAGTCGCTATTTTCGGAGACTGAAAAATGGATCTTGGCAAGATACTGAAAAAAGTCGGCGGTGCAGTTATTAAGGACATCCTCCCCGGAGGCGGTATTGCTTCTCTTGTTATCGATGCCGTAAACGCTTTTCTTCCGGACAATGTCAAGTTGCCGGAGAACGCGACAGGGGACCAGGCTTTGACTGCAATAAGCAGTCTCCCCGCAGAACAACAGGCGGCACTATTGAACAAGCAGTTTGATGTGGAAATAGCGGAGATTAACGGCTGGTCTCAAGTTGTCGAATCGCTCTCGAAAGCGGATGCTTCCGGATCTTCGACCCGTCCTGAAATTGCAAAAATGATGGCCGTGGTGGTGGCTTTTGCCGTTGTCCTGGCAACCAGCACATGGGCTATAGCTGTCTTGACAAACAAGGGCGAACTGCTGGCAAACCTGAATGGCTCGTGGCCTCTGATCGTCACTATTATTGGTACCCCGACAGCCCTGCTACGGGCTTATTTCGGGCTGCGCACAGATGAAAAAAAATCGAGGTATTCAGTGGCCTGTGGTGGAGCTGTCCCGCAAGGCGGGATGTTGGCAAACCTGGCCGCACTGATAAAGCGCTGACATGGAAATCATTGAGATTATAGCCCGTTATGTCTGGCCTGCCGTCCTGGCCTGGAATATTTACCTGTTCACGGGACTCCGGTCCCAAGAGCTCGCTCACATCGAGTACAAACTTTTCGTCGCCGAAAACTACACGTCAAAGGACGATCTAAAAACAATGTTTGACGCTTTCGAACGGCGCTTTGACGACAAATTTCGAATGCTTGCAAAGCTGGTTGATAAATAAAAAACTTTTATGGGAGACAGAAGATGAGTGAAACAATTGTCATGAATATCAACGGTGAACGTGTGTCGTTTGACATCACGACCGACAACCATGAACGCCTGATTAATGAGATGATGCCGAACAACAAAGTCGGGCCCATGCATAATTTCCTGGTCCGGAGCGTGACCAAAGAATCAAAAGAAACGCTGATGCCGTTTCTAAAAAATCCCACGTCGGTAGTCACTATCGGGCAACATCTGATTGAAAAGTTTATCCCCCAACTGGAAATAACCGTGGGGGAGTAGAACGGGTGGCGGAGAGTATTGAGCGAAATGCTCTGTCCCAAATGGCGGTATTCTCCCGCAAGTGGTTCCCCGGGCGCGAAGTGACGACTCGGTCCATGGGGGAGGCCGTTTTTTTGGAAAAAGATTTTTGGGCAAAACAGAGAATAGCGATACAGAGCGGTATTTCCATGGCGTTTAAAGGGTAAACCAGATGTCGTCAATGTTACAAAAATTGCTGTTTTCCGTAGGGCTGCTGGATAAAGTTTCCGGCCCCGCAGGCAAAATACAAAAGACGCTGGGAAACGTTGCCAATACAGCCACGGAAAGTTTTGCTAAAATGGCCGGAGGGGCAGCCGGTGTTGTCGCTTCCAGCTACGCCATGACCTCTCTTGCCACCCCCGCCCATGATTTAAACTTGGCGCTTGGTGAGGTCCGCAGTCTTGATGTAGCGCAAAGCGGCCTTGATGCGCTCTCGAATTCGGCGGTTTCCTTTTCTGTTAAATATGGCGAGTCTGCCGCTGATTTCGTCAAATCATCTTATGATATTCAATCCGCTATTGCCGGGCTGCAGGGCAACGAGCTGGCTTCATTTACCAATGCCTCCGCCGTTCTGGCAAAAGGTACCAAGTCGGATGCCGGGACCATCACCAACTACATGGGCACCATGTACGGCATTTTCAAAAACTCTGCCGATAACATGGGCAAAGCTGAATGGGTTGAGCAGCTCACCGGCCAGACGGCCACGGCGGTGCAGATGTTTAAAACCACCGGTAGCGGAATGGCTGAAGCGTTCAGCAGCATAGGGGCAAGCGCCACGGCGGCGGGAATAGCGCAGTCCGAACAGATGGCAATCCTTGGCACGCTGCAGGCGACAATGACCGGCTCCGAAGCGGGAACAAAATATAAAGCGTTCCTGACAGGTGTCGGCGAAGCACAAGACAAGCTTGGTCTTAAATTTACCGACTCTCAGGGTAACATGCTGGGGATGGTCGATATTTTGGGCAAGCTGCAGGGTAAGTTCGGCAGCACCTTTGATGTAGCCGAATCGGACGCATTGAAAAAAGCGTTCGGCTCTGATGAAGCTGTTGGCATGATCAAATTGCTAATGGCGGACACCACCGGTCTGACCAAATCAATTGATGCGATCGGCAAAGTCACCGGCATGGAAAAAGCCCAGAAGATGGCAAAGGACATGGTCGATCCTTTCCAGCGCTGGAACCAGGGGATTAACGCGGTCAAGATCGGCTTGGGTCAAGCATTGTTACCAATCCTCTACCCACTGAGTGAAAAACTGGCAGAGGGCGCAGGCTGGATCCACAATTGGACTCAACGCTCTCCGATGCTGACAAAAGTTATAGGGTTTACGGTTATCGGGGTCACGGCCCTGGTTGCCGGTTTCTCGATTTTCGCTATCGTCTGCGGGATGGCAAGCATGACTGCAGGGGCTTTCGGGGTTGTTATGGCGGTTATTACCAGCCCTATCACCGGAATAATTCTTTTGATTGGCGGACTTATCGCAGGAGTGGCCGCGGCTGTCTACTATTGGGACACGTTTAAGGCAAGCATGGGCGACACGGCATGGGGCCGAATGTTGATTTTTATCCTGGAAAAGATCGGATCCGTTTTTGCGTTTGTCTGGGACTCCTCGGTCCAGAGTTTTATGCAGTGGGGCGAAGCGATTGAATCCATGGTCATGCCCTATCTCAACATGCTCTCGGATGCTTTTGCTTCTATCGGTGACGCGGCCAATTGGGTGGCCGAAAAGTTCGGTTTCGGTGATGACAAAGTGGCTGCGCCGGCGTCATCGCCTCACCTTGATGCCGCAAAAAAAGCGGAGGTCTTGCCGGGTGGGGCTTCTCAATCTATCGCCACCGCTGTGAACAACAGCAGCAAGTCCGAATCCAGGTCTGTCAATATCGGCTCGGTGACCACGAGCCGACCGCTGAACGCCCAGGAAGTCAACAACATGGCACTCATGGCGGGGGCGTGATGAGCGAGATAGATAAATTTTTTGATCTACTCATAACAGACGATGACCTGACGCCGGATGCCGCTCGAAATCCTGTCATCATCTCTGATCGTGACGTTATCGCGCAGGATCTGGTTCATATGATCCGTGAGGCTGGCTATCTTCCGCCATTGGTCGGCAACCGGAATCGGGACCTGACGGAGCGGACGAAAGTCGAAATCACCCTGGCGGTTGATAATGACTATAGAATTGTTCCGGGATCCGCGTATATCGATGAGCCGGAAGACGGCATTTTTTATCTTGTTGCCGACACCATTGATTTCGGGCCGGTGCAAATATTTTTGGGGGCTTAGATGGCTGACTCCGTTTACAAACAAATGGTTATTGACGCCGGGATCCCGACCACGCAGGCAGAGATGCAAGCGCAGTGGAACGCGCTGAATGCGGCGGAAGATGTGCAGATTGCCAATGATTCGAACTGGTCTCCCTTCTGGCGGTTGATTTCGGCGATTGTGACCACGCCGGCGCAATGGCTGGTTGATCTGCTGATTACCTACGCTCTGCCGAATGCCTTTTTAAAAGACGCGACCGGCGCATGGCTTGACCTGTTGGCCTGGGCGGTGGACGTGGAAAGAAAGGCAGCGACGAAAACGGTCGGCAAGGTGCTTGTAACAAAAGAAAATGCTGCAGCCGAAACGATTATCGAAGCGGGAATCTTCATCGCGACGAACGCTATAAACGGGGTGGTGTACCGGGTTGTGACAACCGTGCAGACAACCATTCCGAGCGGGACGCTGACGGCTCTTATTCCAGTCGTAGCAGAACTTGCCGGGACGGCTTACAACCTGGGGCCTGGCTATTTCTCGATATTGCCCGAGCCGATTGCCGGTGTTGCCTCCGTGACCAATGACTCAGACTGGATTGAGACTGCCGGAGCCGATGCGGAATCGGATGCTGCGTTACGGCTTCGCTGCCGGAATCAGTTTTCGGCGGTTGGGCAGTATCATCATGATTCGGCATACCGGGCCGACATCACGCTCTTTGCGGGGATTCAGGCTGATTATGTCTGGTTCGAGCATGGCGCGCCCAGGGGCGCGGGATCGGCAAACGCCTATATCATGATTGACAGCGGGGCACCATCTCAGGAGTTTGTTGACGGGATCAACGACTATATCACCACACAAGGCCATCATGGGCATGGTGACGATATGCTTTGCATGCCTATGCCGCTGACGCCGTATTCCCTGGCTGTCACAGTTTACTATGACAGCGTCCTTACTGCGGATAGGCAGGCCGCACTACAGACGGACGTTACCGATATTATCCGCTATGCGTTCAGGGAAAATCAGGATTACACCGGAGTTACGCGGACAATGCCGTTTTCCCGGTTCAGCTTTTCCCGGCTGGCCGATGAATTACACCAGCGCCTGCCGGATCTGATGAGTGTAGCCTTTTCGCTGCCTGATATTGTTGCGGCAATGGAGCTGGCTACGCTCGACCCACTGACCGTCACACTTGAGGTTGCCTGATATGAGCGATCCGGTTCTGCCAAAACTTTCCTTGCCGGTATGGATGAGCAAGGGCGAGGTTGGAAAGCTGGCGGCTGCGGCTTATGCCTGGTTTTCCCTGTTGGTTTCTTATGCGCTTTGGCCGCTGAAACAGCTCGACCCTATGGCCTGCAGCGAGCAAGTCCTTAATTTGGTGGCCTGGCAAAGGGACATTACCCGTTTTGCCGGGGAACCGCTTGCTCTGTACCGGTTGCGCGTAACACATGCCTATGCCAACGCTGTTGACTCCGGCAGTGTTGCCGGGTTCAAGCGGATTTTCGAACGGCTGGGTATTGGCTATATCGAGATAGCGGAACGCATGGACGGCCTTGATTGGGATGTCATCAATATCACCATGTCTGACACTCAGCTTGCCGAGAACGAAAGTCTGCTGGAAGTATTGATCCAGCATTACGGCAGAACGTGCCGGCGCTATGGCTGGAATATTATTACCCCGATACCAATGGAGATTCAGGTTGTCGAATTTTCCAATGAAACGATTACGTCACTGGCTATTCTGGAGGAATAACGAGCATGAGCAGTGCAATTACCAATGTAGGACAAACGCGAATAAACCAGCTGCGTGGCGAGGAATTGCCGCTTGTCATTGATAGGATGGTCCTTGCTTTAATCCCTGGGCTTGATCCGACACTGGCTGTGGACAGATCACAACAGATGCCGGACCCTGGGGATATTGTCCATACGGCAATTATCGATGCTGATCATAAAGGCTATGTGGATCCGGATCAGGTTGTTTATTCCATCATTCTTGGCTCGGATGTCGGTGATTTCTCTTTCAACTGGATCGGCCTTATTGAGGCGGTGACCGATACGGTTATCGCAATTACCACGACTCCGGAGACGCCGAAACGGGCAACGAATCTCGCAACAAACACAACCGGCAACAACATCACCCGTAATTTTATGATTGCGTTTCAGGACGCGCAGAATCTTACTGGTGTCACGGTTGCGGCTGAGACATGGCAGTTTGATTATCAGGCTGAGTTCTCAGGCCACGAAATGCTTGTCGTTGATCCGACCCAAGAAGGTGCTGATAAAAAACATGTAACAGATAGTCAGGCTAAGGTCTGGCAGGATCATGTTGGAGACCAGATTCATACTCGGCTTGCAACAGAAAATATTGCTGGCCTAATCGAGTTGGCGGCAGATGCTGAAGCACAGGGGCTTGTTGCTAATGATAAGGCTATCACTCCCGCGACCCTGGATTCGGCGTTTAAAGGTGCGAATCAGTCGGAAGGAGCCCCTCGATACCAACGGCTCCCTGGGGGCTTTATTCTACAGATCGGAAATGTCATCAACAGCGCAACACCAACTGTTTCAACTTTGGTGACATTTCCAATTGCGTTTCCAACAGTATGTTTTGGTGTGCTGATAAGCAATAGGTATTCATCTGCATCAGGTATTAGTTTCGCGGCGACGGCAGAGACAAAAACAGGCTTTTCTTCCACATGCAGCGCTGCTAACGCCGGTGCAGTTTGGTTTGCACTCGGTAAATAAAAACAAAGAGGTATTGTATGCTTTACGCAAAATCCACAGGTGGTTTCTATATTAACTCAATCCATGGTGACACCATCCCATCAGACGCCGTTGAAATAACCGACGAATTGTATTCAACACTTTTGACGGGGCAGGCGGAAGGCAAGCAGATATTTACCGACACAGAAGGGCACCCTTTTTTAGTAGTTCCGCCAGGGCCAACCGATCTCTACAAAACCGATGACGGTGTCAATTGGATATTTGATATTGATACTGCAAAAAAAAATCTATTTGCTTCTATCCAAGCCGAAAAAAAACGAGTCAAAGACGGAGGCTTTCCGCTTGATGGCGTTCTGTTTGATTCAGACGATGCTGCAAATATTGCCTACCTGCAGCTACAAGTTAAGCTCAGTTCAACTCCTGACTACACTATCCGATGGAAAGCAAGCGCAGGCGTGTGGATCACGATGGACGCCACGCTTTTTACAAGCGTGGCTGCCGGTCTCGAGGCGCATTATTCGGCTTGTTTTGCCTGGCAGGAAGCAAAGGAAATAGAAATAGCCTCCTGCACAACTGCGGCTGAACTTGAGGCCGTGTCCGTGGTTTTTGGGGAGTAACGACGATGCAAGATCATTGCACCTGGTGGCCCGACCTCTGGTATGGCGAATGCTGCAAATCCCACGACGAAACGGCACCGGACGAAAAAATTTCCTGGATCATGCAAAACTGGTGGCTGGCTTATTGTGTGTGGGCCTCAAGCTACAGTCCTAAAAACTGCGACACCGCCTGGAAGGTCACGTGGGGGCGATACATTGCGCCTGTCTTGATGTTCCTGGGAACAACAACATTCGGCTGGTTCTGGCGATGGAAAGCAGCCGGGGAAAAAACACTCAACGAGGCCTTGCCATGATGCAGCTCGATAGTTTTAAAATCCCGTGCAAAAATCTAAAAGTGACCGGCAGCATGGAGTTGCGAACAGAGGACATTGCCGGGGAAACATCCGGTACCGACGTTGTTGAAAAAGGCATCAAACCCAAAGTTATCAGGGTTTCCGGTTCCATTCCGTTTGCCAAACAACAGGAACTGAAAGACCTGGTCAAAACCGCTGAATCAAAAAACGACAAAGGCGAGCAAAAAATTTTCACCATCACCAACAGAACCGCCAATGCCGCGGGGATAAGACAGGTCCGTTTTGTTGAGCAATTGAGCTGGAATGAAGCCGATACTCTGCAGATGTGGGATGTCTCGTTTGCCCTGCAGGAATACATGAGTAATCCTGAACGGGTCGAAAAGCGGAAAGACACCACCTCCCCGGCGAACACAAGCAGCAAATATTCACAGGTGCTTGACCAGGCCGGGAAATTATGAAACTGGTTAAAGAACTGTCGATCAATGACAAACCGGTTGGGCTTGTGGCGGAGCATGTTTACCTGGACATATCCACCCCGGGACGCGCTGATTTTACCGTACGAAACACAGCGCCTTTATCCGGCATTGTCCATTTTGCCATAGGCGATGCCGGCAGTGGTAACCTGATTGATTTTTTCACCGGCTTCATCGTCCGCAGCAACACAGTTGACGGTGCACAGCAGCGTATATTTTGCCGCGAATTATCGGCGGTGCTCTGGTCAACTCTTCCTGTTTCGATTCGCAATGCATCCATGTCTGATGTGCTGGGTGTCTACGCTCGCAAAACTGGACTTTCCTTTGTTAAGGTTGGCAAGCCCTACGCCACGACACCCTGCCCTGTTTTCCAGACTATAGCAAATGGGATTCACGGCCTCGATTCCCTGGGAAAGGTATTCAATATTCCTAACTTCATTTGGCAGCAACAAGGGGACGGGGATATTTTTGTCGGCGACTGGAACGATAGCCGGTGGGCAGGAAAACCATTTTCTGTCGATGAAAGTTTTTTTCAGGATGTGCAGCTCGACGGTACAAAAACATTGCAGGTACTGCCGGGGTTGCGCCCTGGGGTAATGCTCAACGGTCAATACATTACCAGTCTGCAGCTCAAAGAACATTTCATGGTGGTAACATGCGAGAAGCGATTAAGCGTATAGTGTTGAGGATGTTTCCGGAACTGGCCGGAGGGTACCACCTGGACCGGTACGCGCGGATTATCAAGATATCGGATCCACCGCCTGCAGGCGTAAAGTGTGATCGGTTCCGCCCTTACTTTGCCGCAGACATTGAAATTCTTACTCCGGACGGCGAGCCGGTACCGGATTTTCCAAAGTTTGAAGCGGTTCCACTTCCGGTTCCTGCAGGCGGAAATAGTGAAGGCTTTTTTCTTTGGCCCAGGCCAGGCACAATCGTAACCGTGAGATGGATTGAAGGACGCCCCGACCATCCCGTTATTCAGCACATTTACCCAATGGGTTTGACGCTGCCGGCAGTGCCCGATCACATGGGGAGATGGCAACAAAAAGAAGGCGTCCATCAAACCATCGATCCCTCCGGCAACTGGGAAAGAAAGACAGATGTGACAATTTCCGACATTGCAACCGAGATTCAAGAAACCGCGTCCGGATCCAGAAGCGAAACAGTCGGAGAAAATTCAACCGAGACTGTCACCGGATCCAAAACAACGACGGCTGCAGCCTACCAGGTAACGGCACCCACCATCACAATCGGCGCTCCGAACGGAGGGGCAAGCCTGCTACCACTCATCACAACTGCCCTGAATGATATTAAATTGGCCCTCGACATCATAGCAGACCATACCCACCCAACGGACAACGCCATAAGCCCAAGTTCAGGAGCTATACACGGCAAGGCTACTAATGTCGGCACAAGCAACGCCTCCATACAGACCTTGCAATAAGCCTCGATTCACCTCGGCCGGAAACCTCTTTTTTTTGTTCCGGCCGTTGAAGCATAAAAAATAAAAACCGCTGAAAGCCTTTATCAATAAGCCTTCAGCGGTTTTCTTTTTGCAACAGGAAAAATCCAACTTTTGCCAAACTCTGCAATTCCTTGCAAACGTTGCAAGAGCCCATGCCCCCACCATCCCTAGTGGCACCAAAGGATCAACCCCCCACAGCCAACCCTCGCTAATTGCAAAAAATAGCTCCAAACGCGTCGAAGGAGAGGTGTGGAGGAGTGATTTTTTTTTGGGGTTCGGGATTTTTTTTGATTTTCCTGCCACCTCCATTGCTGTCATGCCCCTTTTCGCTACACACGTGTGTAAATGTGTTGACATTATTACACACGTGTGTAATTATATATCCATCAACAGGGGAGAGAGATGAAGAAACAGAAACTAATTAAAGAGCTCAAGGCAAAGGGGGCCAGTTTCGTGGGACACGGTGCCAATCATGAGATATGGGAAAGTAGAAACGGCTACAAGTTCACGGTTCCGCGGCACACTGAAATTAAAGAAGGTCTGGCTAAAACGATTTTGAAACAAGCAGAAAAATAGGAGAGAGGGCTGCAAGGCCCTTTATATTACCATGTTGAAATATTATGCGATTTTTCATCCTGCCGAAGAAGGTGGCTATTGGGTGAGCTTTCCGGATGCAGAGGCGGTGAACACCCAGGGCGACACCCTGGATGAGGCATTGGATATGGCGACTGACGCCCTTAGCGCAATACTGGTTCATGGCCGCAAAGGCCGTGAATATAGAGAACCATCAAGCTATGATATAGTGGCCGCTGAGGCCGGGCCGGGAGATCTGGTTTTTCCGGTAGTGCCGAATGAAAAGATCATGGAGGAATACCGCCCGAAAAAGCGGGTTAATGTGATGCTGCCGGTGGATCGGCTGGACACTATCGCCGACATTATCAAGGAAAGCGAAGGCCTCGACCGTTCGAAGTTTATAACCCAGGCTATTGATTACTATGTCGATAACCTGGGTCGGGGTGATCATTCTGCAAAGGCATGAGCTGCTTTCACTGCTTTGATAAAATCCGCTTCGTTTATGATGAGTGTATTGCAGTCTGGGTTGTTGGTTTTATTTCGCATTACACCTTCTATTTTCCTGCCATATGTGGAGTAGATCCATGCTGGTGAAGACTTGGCTCCAATGACAAGATAGTCAAGGGAGAGCACTATGCTCTTGTGTGGAATACCGCCGAGTTTGGCTACAATATTAGATAAATCTATTCTCTGCCCTGATGCGGCGGGGCCGGTGAAGCAAAAAATCTTATTTATGAATGTAATATCTGGATCTGATTCACAAATTGAATTTATGGAATTAAAAATAGGGCTGTCACATTTAAGGTACGATTTGTTTTTGTATTTTTCGTCATGGATAGTCTGATCGTCAGCCCTTTGTTCTATAAAGTCTGTAAAAAAATCAAGCAGAAAAGCTTCTTCCTTTGCGTCAACCGTCCCGTCCTTAAGGATTTTCTTGATATGTTTTCTCAGATCTTTTAACGGCCACCAATCTGCATATGCGTCATATTTTTTCAGCCATACCTGTAAGCCAAGAATCTCTTGCGTATTTATTCTACTGTCGGCAACAATTCCAGTAACCATGCCGTGCAGGTGTCTTATTATCCACGTTATGTCATCCATAAAGCCAATGTTCTGCCCAACATCTTGGCAAATTTCGAGAAGGATCTCCTTTTCTTCATCATCAATCACACCATCGGCGATAATCGCGAGTATAAGGGCATCCAAGCTTTTGAACGGTTCAAGGTCGTATAAGCTGCTATGACTTTCTATCCAATCCCCGAGAGCTACAATCTCTTTGTCGTTGAGCTGGTTGTCAAGCGCAATCCCCTGAAGGATCCCGTATAAACGTTGAGTTGTTTTGTTGATATAGTTTTCTGATGCTATGGTCATGCTTCAACTCCATGATTTATATTTATTATTACCAGGCCACCGTACCGTGACCTCATTATCCGGCAACGGCGGATAACCAAACAGCCGAAGGAGTTAGCGGCATACACAAAATTACGTGGACCTTCGCCTGCAAGTACCTCTTCGCGGATCTGGTTGAACCGCTCCGTAAAACCATCAATAAAAAAGGAAGGGAAAAGAGTACCTATCACTTCCTCAGTTTGCAGGATTGGAGAGTTTACCATGTCCGTCACTTGCCCTGACTGATCAGTCAAAAAGACGGTACCCGGGAACTCGCGATAAATTGAGTTGTGCTCTATTCGTTGGTCCCTTCCTTCTGTTGTTTGAACCCCACGTTCTCTTTTTGTTTGCCGCCTTTTTCGATGTTTTCCCAATTTGTTGCAGTGGCCTTTGCTGCCTCATAGGCTCCGGTTATGTAGGTTGCCACCATCTCGAAGGCTTTTGGACTCATTCTTTCCAATTCGGCTAAGCGTTTGGTGATTTCTCGGCCACGCTGCCAATCTCTAAACTTCACGTCATCATCTGGCGAGAAGTCGTCTACAGCCATCATCTTAAGGACTTGTAGTGGACCAAATACAATCGCAACGGCCTTAAGATGGAAAGCATTTACAGGCTTACCACGCCTGATTTCGTTAATAAAACTAGACGATTTTCCTATTGATTTCGCTAGTTTTGTGGCAACACCGCGCTCAGAATCAAGAAGTGCAATAAAGTTTGCAGAAAGATCTTCTCTATATTTTGTTCCGTCTATCGACATTATTTATTTGACCTTAGTCGTCTATGGTGATACAACGTTATTAAGTTCATTATTTAGTTTAACTCAATCACAAAAAGAGAGCCGTTACAATGAAAAAGCCAATGTCCGCAATCGAAATCAAACACGCCCTTGCAAAAGCAGGCTCCAGCCAGGCCGAGATAGCAGACGACCTGGAGGTATCCAACTCACTCGTTAGCCAGGTGATCAGAAACTCATCTACCAGTCACCGCGTCCGGTGCTATATCGCTGATAAAATTAAACTTCCGGTTGAGGAGGTCTTTGAAATCAAAAAGAACCCGACCAAACCCGGCCCGAAACGTCACAAAACAATATAAGACACCAATTTTCCACAAATTATTACCGTAAATTAGGAGAAAGAATCATGTACGACGCTGAACAGATAAAGGTTCTTGGAATCGTCCAGGAAACGGTCAAGGGCCACGGTGTGAAGATGCTTGCGGACAAGCTGCAGATCACCCCACAAACTCTTTACGCCGATGTCGATCCAAAAAGTATCGGCCGGAGAACAAACAAGCTCGGTCTGCTTGACTGGCTGGTTACCCTCAAAGAGACAAAAGACTTTTCCAGCCTAGAGGAAGCAAACAGGTTGTTCAACCGAATTGCCCTCCCTATCCCCCACCCAACGGAGGTCATGAACGAAATGAGCTGGATGTCGTTTTGCGCCACAGTCGCCAAGGAATCGGGCGAAGCGGTTGCCGAGCTCGCCAACTCCATACTCGACGGCGACATGAGCAAATCGGAACTGGCACGATGTGAAAAACAAACCATGGACGCACTCGAGGCGTTCGCCGGTCTTTATCTGGTCATCAAGAACCGCAGGCTGCAGGGACAACAATAATCTAATAGGGCGGAGTGTTTGGGGTGGGGGCCGCAAACAAGCTCAGGGACAACAGAAAGGAAGAGAGAATGAGCAGCACACAAGTAGCCTACACGGAAGAGCACATTGAATATATCAAACAGGTCCTCGTCAGTAACAGTCAGACCATCGCTTTTTTGCTTTTGAGCCTGGCTGAAAACGACATAAAGATTCCACCCTGCACAAGTGCCGACGAAATAGCAACCTGCCTCAGAATATTAGAGACGGAGGCGCAATATGTTTGACGGTAACGATTCGAGTCGAGCGGACGAAATCGTTCGGGCTCTGCTCCAGGACAGCCGCTTCAACTTCACCGACCGGAGCGGATATTTACGGCAAGGTGTTTGTCCGGATTGCGGCAAGAAAGAACTCTATGTCCGTAAATCCGAACCGTGGCGCATCGCCTGCGGCCGGGAAAACAAATGCGGCTCATCATGGACAACCAAGGAGCTACTGCCTCAGTTGTTCGAAAACTATATCAAACGGTTTCCCCCGACATCAGAAAATCCAAAGGCCACGGCGGATGCATACCTGACCGAGGATCGCGGCTTCAATATGACCCGCTGCCGGACTTGGTATGATCAGGAGACTTACAGGCTCGAAGGAAATGGGGAGGCTGTGCCGACCGTCCGTTTTTATCTCGACCAAGAGCGAACACGATATTGGGAGCGATTAATCGGCAAAACCAAAGCCGATGGACAAAAAGCCAATATCGGCGGAAAGCGAAAACCAGACACGTCCATGTTCCGTGGCGATGCCTGGACCCCTCCGGGACAGGAACTACAGCCAGGTGATCAGTGTTACATCACCGAAGGCATTTTCCACGCCATCGCCCTCGAACATGCAGGGAAAAAGGTAGCTGCAGCAATTTCCAGTGTAAATTTTGCATCCAACCTTATCGAAGCCAACAAAGGAAAAGACATAACCTGGATACTTGCCCTGGACGGCGACAAGTCCGGCCGGCGGTATATGGAAAAGCACCGCAAGATATTGCTTGAGATGGAGGAAAAGGTCGAAATCTGCCTCCTGCAAAACGGTCAAAAGGATTGGGACGATTTTTGGAAGGAAGGGAAATTAAACGACAAACTGCTTGAAGAGTGCCTTTACCAGGGAACCCTCTTCACCTCGGAGAGCGTCGAGAAAAAATGCTGGCGAATCTTTTGTAAATTCCCGACCAAAACCCACCATGTCGTTGATTTCCGAAACGCCATTTATTCCGTAAAGATCGATTCCAAATTTTCGTCAGAGCTGCAGGAAATGGGTATCAATCTGGAATCGGATAGGGGCCTGGATATGTTCAAGACCCATTGTTCCGTTGATATGTCCTGTAATGTTTCCCCAACGTTTTTGTATATGGAAAAAGATTTGCTCCTTGATGAGCAAAAATACGTTTTCCAGATCGACTATAAAAACGGCACCAACTCTAAAATAATGGGCCTCGACGGTACATCGCTTACCAGCGGCGATGCCTTCCATAAAGCCCTGCTCAACAACACCAACGGCGGACGCTACACCGGCGACAGCAAAACATTTTCTATTCTCACCAAGAAGTGGCTGGACCGGCGCATGCTCGAAGTGCAGTCCATCCCTTTTATCGGCTACGAAAAAAAGTCCAAAGCATACGTTTACCATGACAACGCTTTCCAGTCCGGACGGAAAGTCAAACTCAACGAACATGGGTATTTCGAGATGAGCAATATTGGGATCAAGACCAGCCTCGGCGCTGTTGTTGTTAAAACCGATGGCGATTTTTCAACGGAGTGGTTGCCCAACTTTATCAAGGCGTTTCACTACCAGGGCGTGGCCGTTTTGGCCTTTTTTCTCGGTACCCTGTTTGCTCAGCAAATAAGGGAAAAGCACAAAAGCTTTCCTTTCCTGGAATTTACCGGGGAACCAGGCTCCGGAAAATCCACAGTCCTTGAATTTTGCTGGAAGCTGGTAGGCCGGGATGAGTACGAAGGCTTTGATATTGCCAAGTCCACCCCCGCAGGAAGGCGGCGAGCATTCAACCAGGTTTCGAACCTGCCGATTGTAATCATCGAATCCGATCGGGACCGGGGCGACAACGAGAAACGCCCTCAACAATTCGACTTTGACGAATGCAAACCTTTTTATAACGGCCGGTCAACCGGTACCCTGGGTATCGCCACCAGAAGCAATGATGTCGATGAGCAGCTTTTTCAGGCTTCATTATTGATCAGTCAGAATGCCGAGGTGGACGGATCCGAGGCGCTCTTGCAAAGGATTGTCCATTGCCATGTAGACAAAAAGCACCACGGCGAAGGAACAAGGGATCTGGCGAGATGGTTTGAAAAGCAGAGTGCGGCAAGTGTGGGCGGTTTCCTCGAAGTTGCTCTGAAGAACGAAAAGAGAATCCTGGACACCTACTTTACCGCCTTCAAAAAATTTGAGGCCGGTTTATCCGCAACCGATATCAGGAATGAGCGAATCATTAAAAACCATGCGCAGATAGCAGCCTGCGCCCAGGCCCTGACCGTTATTTTCCCAAACATCAACCAGGCCACGATTGACCACTTTTGCGCTTACCTCGAAATCAGAGCAAAGGCCAGAGAAGAACGCATTGCCGCCGATCACCCGATTATCGAGAAGTTTTGGGAAACCTTCCATTACATCAACGACAAAAGCAAAGAGGGCAATGTCCTGGATCATTCAGAGCTCGAAAAAGAGATTGCAATCAACCTGAACAGTTTCCGGGCCAACTGTATCGATTATGGGCAAGAGCTCATCGACCTGACCCAGCTCAAGAAAATTTTACCAGCCAGCAAGCGACACAAATTTATCGGCAGAAATAGATCGGTTTGGAGCAAGCACCTAAAAAAATCAATCAAGTGCTGGATCTTTCAAAAATAATTCAGGAGAGACAATGAGGACATTAATTCTACCAGTAAAACAGATTTATTTTGAACAAATCGAATCAGGCCAGAAAAACGAAGAATACCGGCTGGTAACTCCATATTGGAGCAAACGGCTTGAAAATAAATCTTACGACAGGGTGATCGTCACCCTTGGCTATCCATCAAAGGAAGATGCCACAAAACACCTGGAATTTCCATGGAAGGGCGTAAAGAAGAAGATCATCCAGCATGAGGAATTCGGCCCGGGAGAAAAGGAAGTTTTCGTAATCCCGGTCGGAAAGGAATTCGGCAGGCAACTCAATTTATTTTAAAGGACGGAGGTTTAGCATGACAAGAGTCAGTCGTGAAGAGTACGGGAAAGCGGTTATCGACGCCATCAAGTTAGCCGGGCATGGCACAAGCAGCGGCAGCATAGCGGCTCAAGCTCTCCTGAGTGCATATAACGGCGGGGATTTTCAACTGAATGTAGCCGGGCTCAGTTGTTTGGACCGGGAAAATTTCGAGATTGTGATGACCGTCATCAAAGGGCGATACGACACAGGAATCGAGCCTCACCGTATGCTTAAAAAAGGCAATGAGATATTCAAAGACCTGTGGAAACGCTGGCATGGCTTGTACGTGGAAGAGAGAGGCAAGGTTGACTGCCCAGCCTGTAAAGGTTTTGGCAAAGTTTACCACGATGATGACGACATGGAAGGGCTTGGTTGCGCGAAATGCTCGGGGACCGGACGGGTTTGCAGGTGTCAGGAGCTTTGAGATTATGGAGGATACTTTGAATGAGTTGTCTCTTTTTACCGGATCTGGCGGCGGGCTCCTGGGAACCAAATTGCTCGGATTCAAACATATCGGATATGTGGAATGGAATGAACACTGTCAAAAAGTTATCAGCCAGCGAATTACTGACGGTCTCCTCAATGAGGCGCCAATATTCGGCGATATCGAAAAATTCATCAATGAAGGGTACGCCGGCGCATATTCGGGCCTGGTTGATATCCTCACGGCAGGATTCCCTTGTCAGCCGTTCGCACCCGGAGGGCTCGGACACGCAGAAAGGGACGAAAGAAACCGTTGGCCTGAAACACTTAAATGCATTCGCATTATTCGTCCCCGGGGAATCCTGCTTGAAAACTCGGCAAATCTCATTAATCACGAATACATCAGGCGCATTTTCCGGGACTTGGCCGAGCTCGGGTATTCTGCGCGATGGGATGTTCTATCAGCTTGCATGTTCGGTGCCCCACACACACGGGAAAGACTGTTCATTGTGGCCTACCCCAACGGCGAGCATGGGAAAAAGTGGCTGGGGACTCTCGCAAACAAAATATCGATACCGGAAGGACACAACGGAGAGATGTTTGAAAACTGGATGGGCTCCATCTCCGGAAATGCTGGAAGCGGTGCAGGGGTGGCCGATAGGGTGGAGCGGACTAAAGCCATTGGCAATGGACAAGTACCGCTTGTGGTTCGAAATGTTTTCAAAAGCTTAGTTTGTTAAGGCGGTTAATGAGTGGATAGTAAAGGAGAAAAGTCATGTTAGATGAAATTTTCAAAAGCGTAAGTGAACACATGCACGGCGGTGAGCAGTGTCCTGGTTGCGGATGCATCGGAGAATGTGCCGCGATGAATTACATGTGTGACGATGTGAACGGCGGCAAAAGTAAGGTCTTTATTGCTGCTCTGTATATATGGGACAAGAGTTTCAACGATTCAGAGCAAGTTGCAAAGTGGTTTCTGTCTGCAGGGGCTGATGCGGCGGTTGTAAAAAGTGTCCTTTTTGATAGCAAGAACGGCGACCGGAACGGGTTTTCCCCTGAAGGTTCCCGTTCGTGGAATGTCGTTTTTTCTATTTCAAAGGAAAAGCTGGCGGCTTTTGACGAAAAATTAAAACGTGAAAAATTGGAATCGTGTGGTCTTAGCCACAACCCTTGTCAGGGATGCGAGGCTTTTTATACCGGAGATGACATATCCGGTATGTGTACCATGGAGTTTGAGGGGGCGTGCGCCTGGATCGTAAAACACGATGACGCACTTAGCAGATAACAATGAAATACCCAAACGAATGCAAATGCGGCAAGCCAACCCACGGAAGGCGTGTATGCGCAGCCTGTAAAGGTGAGGCACAAAAAAACGATGGCCTATGCCGGGAGTGCGCTGAAAAATTTAATGAATCAGAGGTCTGTTTTGAAGCAGGTGAACAGGCAAATCTAGGGAGAAAATCAGATGCCGGTATATGTTGATGCACCAATCAACCCTTTTGGCCGCATGATGATGTGTCACATGATTGCCGATACTCTGCCGGAACTCCACGCAATGGCTGACAAGATCGGTATTCAGCGAAAATGGTTCCAGAATAAAAGCAGCGTCCCGCATTACGACATCTGTAAAAGCAAACGGAGTGCAGCACTTAGGCACGGAGCGATTGAAATCGATCGGCAGCAAACTGCCGACCTGATAAGAAAACTACGGCGACCGCTGCAATCAGCCAAAAATTAACTTAATAATGTCATTGACCGATTCAACCACATCAAAGTATATCCTCCTTGTTGACCAACAATCAGCAAGGAGGAATATGTGCATGAAGGGTCGAATCTACACCTCACAAAAATGTTTTAACTGTCAATCACCGCTCAAATATATTGAGGGCCGCGGCTTCCTGCAGTGCGAAACCCACCATGAAATAAAGTGGACAGGATCCTGCATTGTCCGCTTTGGCCGAACTCACACCAAACGCTTCCAAACAGTCATTGAAGCCGAACGTCACCTTACCTACCTTAGAGTCCAGACCGACAACGGCAACTTCGATCAAAGGGAATGGGCAAAGAACCAGCCCCTTTCCTTCCTTTCTCTCCGTGAAAATTTTCTTGAATCAAAAACACGATCCGGTATCACGCCGAAACAAATCCGCCACATAAAACATGTGCTGGATCTTGCCGGGCAGTCCTGGGACACTCTGCAGATTAAAGACATCGCCGAAGGTGAAATTGACGATTTTTTCAGTGCTGATCACGGTATAAGCAACAAGACCCTGTCTAACTGGAAAACCGTGATCCATGATTTTTTTGTGTGGGTTGTTCGCCGGGAAAAAAGAAGATCACAGCTTGAAATGCCGGAATTTCCGGAAATTCATTTCAATATGGAGATGAAAACCATTGTCTCAATCGATGATCAACAAGCAATAATCGAGGAAGTGAAAAGAATATCATGGCAGTACAACTCGCGGATCTGGCTCGGCATCAAACTGTTGTCGATCTATCCAAGGGTTCGTCCTGGGGAACTGTTGAACGTCAAAGAAGGCCATATCAATTTAACAGAGAACTGGATAGTCTTTCCCCAGCCGAAGGAAAAAGAACCAAAATTCATCCACCTTTTGCCCGAGCATTCGGCACTGATAAAAGAAATCCGGAATATGGCCCCGGCAATGCCCAACGTCTATTTTTTCAGACATCTGAAATCAAGGTCAGGTGTCAATGTCGGCGGCAAGTTCGGGCCGAAGTATTTGAATGTCTGGTGGAAAAAGGCTTGTAAAAATCTTGGGATTGAAAGCGTTGCAGTTTACGCCGGCACCAAACACTCTACCGTCACCGCCCTGGGGAAGATCATGTCACCCGAGCAGATCAAGCACAACGTCACCGGCCATACCTCAAACGCCTTCCAGCGCTATTTTCTCCCGGACCATAACGAAAAAATCTCGGCTACCAGGATGGTAGCCGAGATGCAGGGTGATCAACATCTGAACAACATAAAATCAGCTACTAAGAAAGCTAAGTAGCTGATTTTATTCTTCTTCACTGGTGGAGGCGGCGGGAGTCGAACCCGCGTCCGAAAATGCTCCCCTCCCGTATCTACATGCTTAGTTCCGTACTTAAATTTTCGTGCCGGGAACTCAGTCGGAACATAGATTTCCCGGAACTAGTCTGTAAGATCTCGTCCCCTGAAAGACAGGCAACCTTCAGGCGACCAGCCCGTTGAGTCGACGCCCCAAATCCAGCCTTAC